GTGCAGGGAAAGCGGACCTTGTAGGGGCGGAACACCACCTGCGCGAGGCGGAAGAACAGCGTCACGCCGCAGATCATCACGAAGACCGACAACAGCCGGCCGGTCGGTCCCGGAAGTGTGATGTCGCCGTAGCCCGTCGTCGTGAGCGACGTCACGGTGAAGTACAGGGCGTCGATCGGTGTCTGTATGGCTGGGTTGGAGCCGTGCTGGGTGGCGTAGACGATGCCGGTCATCGCGAAGACGAAGACCACGAGGTTGGTCGCGGCCAGGATCGCGTCCTCGTTGCGGCGGAACAGCCCGCTGTCCTGCCGCAGCCGCTCCAACAGGTGATAGGTGCGCAGCATGCGCAGCGTCCGCAGGATGCGCAGGAAGCCGACGCCCTCGACCAGCAACGGGGCGAGGAACGAGGTCACCGCCACGAGGTCCGTCCAGGTGCTCAGGTGCCGGAACTCGCGCAGCGGTGCGCGGCTGATGCGCAGGCGGGCGGCGAAGTCGAGGAGCACGCACAGACCCACCGCCACGTCGCAGGCGACGATCCAGGGGCTCAGCGGCAGGAACGAGGTGACGACCACGAAGGCGATGGTCGCCACGTCGAACACGAGCAGGGCGTAGCGGAAGCGGAAAAGGAAACTGCGGCAACCACGGCAAGCACAACGGCTGATATTTATGATTTGATACCGTCAAAGGACAATTTCTATTCGGTGGAGGATGTGCAGGACTTGAAGCAGTCAATAGAACTGCTGGGGATATTGCAGCCGCTTCTTGTGACGGATGAAGAAGACGGAAAGCGGCGCATTATCGCAGGACACCGCCGCCGCCTTGCAATCATGCAGCTGGTGGATGAGGGAAAAGAGCGTTTCCGCTATGTGCCTATTATGGTAAAGCCGACAAAAAACGCCATTCTGGACCGGCTGGCACTGATAATGACTAACCGCTTCCGGGAAAAGACAGACTGGGAGAAAATGACAGAAAGCATTGAAACGGAAAAGCTGGTGCAGGAATTGAAAGCGCAAATGGACATTCCGGGGCGCACCCGTGATTTACTGGCAGAAATCATTGACGCTTCCCCGGCAACGCTGGGGAGGTACAAGGCAATCTATAACAATCTGACTGCGGAACTGATGGCAGAGTTTAAGGCGGGGAAAATCGGCGTGTCTGTCATTTATGAGATTTCACAGTTTGAAAAGGAATGGCAGCTGCGGACATTAGAAGTCTTCCGGGAAAAAGGGACGCTGGCATTGCCGGACATAAAGGAAATCAAGCGGCAGCAGGAAGCAGCGGCGCAGATACCGGGGCAAATGAGCTTTGACGGGACGGCAGCAGGGCAGCAGGACACGCCAGAAGCCCCGCAGACGGAAAAAACGGCAGAGGGCGGGGGAAATACCGGGGAGGACAAAGAAAGGGCAGCAGGGGGCGCAGGAGAGCCGCAGGAAGACCTTTGCGCAACGCGCGAACACAACGGGGAGTGTGCAGGGAAGAAAACGCACGATAGCGGATGTATGGGGTATGAGCCGCAGGAAGACTTCATGAACCAGCCGGAAGAATACGAAGACCCGCAGCCGGAAAGTATGACTTCCCTTTGTTATAGCTGCACACAGTACGAAACTTGTCACGAAAAGAAAGCAACCGTCACCAGCTGCAACGCCTATGAGAACCGCACGGAAGCATATAAAACGGATGAACAGCGGTACAATGAGGAACAAGCGAGGATTGACGCTGAAACCAGACGGAAGCTGCGGGAGCGGCAGCAGGAAGAAACCATGCAGCAGGGACCGGCAGAAAAGAAGCATGATGAAATAACGATTTCCCCCAGCAGATACAATGAAATTGCAAGCGGCGCATTGTCTTTCCTGCTTCTGAAAAAAGACGGCTTCAAGGTCGGAGAGGGGCTGACGCTGCCGGAATACGCAGACGGGAAACGAACGGGCAGGACGTTTGAAATCAAGATTTCCTATGTGATGGAAGACCGGACCGGGATTGAAGACGATTATTGCATAATCGGATTTGTTAGGGAGGTGGGGGCATGACAAGGGTATATTGCGATATATGCGGAAAAGAAGTGGTGCGGAAAAAGGAAATATGGAAGCACACACTGACGGCAAGGGAGGGAAACAAGCGTGTTTCCTATGATGAACACATAGAAGAAATATGCGAAAGCTGCGCAACGACAATCCATTGCTGCACTTCCATGATGAAGCAGGGATGGAAGCCGGATTTTCACGAAATGAAAGAAGCGGCAGCAACGGCAGCGGATGGAGCGAACCAGCCAACATTGCAGCCGGGCGCATAGGAGGAAAGACAATGGTATTAGAGGGCGTGAAAAACTTTGACATTGGACAGATTGCAAATTCCGGGCAGTGCTTCAGATTGGACGCACTGCCGGAAAAGCCCCACACATGGCGGCTGATAGCATACGGGAAGTATTTGGAGATAAAGCAGCAGCCCGGCAGCAGCGTTGTTGAATTTAGCTGCACCCGGACAGAATTTGAACAGATATGGCGGCAGTATTTTGATTTAGAAGCTGACTATCAAGGATATATTGACCGCATAGACCCGCAGGACGCATATTTGACCACGGCGGCAGCGGCTGGCGCAGGAATACGCATATTGCGGCAGGAATTGTGGGAAACTCTTGTTTCTTTCATGATTTCACAGAACAATATCATTCCCCGGATAAAGAAGACAATAAAAACACTTTGCACGCTGCGGGGAAAAGGGCATTTCACGGAAGATGGGAAATTGTGGTTTGAGTTTCCGCAGCCGGAAAGCCTTGCAAGGATAGAAAATTTGCAGGGGGCGGGGCTGGGCTATCGTGATAAATACATTCAGAAGATGGCAGAGAACGTGGCGGCAGGGAAAATCAATCTGGAAATGCTGGTTGATGGAGAAATGGAGGACAGCGCAGTTGAAAGCTATCTGAAAAGCATTTACGGCGTGGGTCACAAAGTCGCTAATTGTATCATGCTTTTCGGGCTTCACAGAATGGACAGCGTGCCAAAGGATGTATGGATAAATAAAATCATAAAAGAGCATTACGCCGGGAAATTCCCGGTTGAGAGATACAAGGGATTTGCAGGGGTTATCCAGCAGTATATTTTCAGCTACGCTTCAAACAAAAGCCACAGTAAGGACGGATAACAAGGCGGGAGGGCAGCAGGGCAAAACAGCGCAAAGGAGATTTGAGCATGGACAAAGAAAAGGTCATAAAAATTCTGGAATTTTACAAGGAGATTGACGGCGAGATTTCTTTATATCGCCGTATTTTGCATGATTACGAAAGCCAATATTACAACACGATAGGCGCAATGACAAATGACGGGCAGCCAAAAGGGAAAAACCATATTTCACGCCCGGTGGAAAGCGCAGCAATGAACGTCCCGGACTATGTGCGGCAGGATATGGAGGAATACGAAGCAAAAGTTAGTTATTTGCAGAGGGCAAAGAGCCAGATTTTGCAGGAGATTTCACGCTTGAAGCTGAAAGAAAAGACCATTATCTTTGACTATTACATATACGGCATGAAATGGGAACAAGTTGCGGAACGTAACCACTATTCAGACCGCCAGTGCAAGAATATCCGGGACGCAGCAGTGGAAAAGCTGGCTGCAAAATTCCAGAACAACGAATTTTTAAGGGAATTTAGGAAGACCAGCTGAAAATGATTGCCCGCCATTGCACGCAGTCTTTTGATATAATGGAATTGCGGAAATGCGCTTGAAATATGCTGTCCGAAAGCTGAAAATCAAAATTTGAAAGAATGAAAAAAATTTATACTTCCGTAAGTTTCCAAAACTGGGAAGAATGAAAACAAACGAAAAGGAGGTGAAGCAGGATGGGAAGACCGAGAAACCCGCAGCGGGACTTGTCGCTGGAAAGATACGTTGAAAATGACGTGAAAATAAGCACGGCAGAACTTGCGAAGCTGGCGGGCGTGCCGGAAAGCCGTATCAGAAAATGGAAGTCGGAAGACAAGTGGGACGAAGCCTTGAAAAAGAAGCCCAGAAAAAGGGGAGGTCAAAAAGGCAATAAAAATGCGGCAGGAAAAACCCCGGCAAAAAAGGGGAACAAAAATGCGGTCACGCATGGGGCATTTGCACAAGCCGGATTTGAAGACATTCCCCCGGAAAAGGCAGAGGAAATCCGAAACATGAAGACGGCAGAAGCAATGCCGCACATGATGGCTGAATTGCAAGCCCTTTATCTGCGCAAAGCGTACCTTGAAAAACTGCTGGCAGAATACGAAGCCCCGGAAGCAGGGGGCTTCTACACTGATAAAATAGTACACATGATTGTACCTAAGAGCATGGAGGATAAGCAAGCAGAGGAAAGCACGGGCATTGCGGCAGGGGAAGCAGAAGACCCGGAAGCCATAGAGGGGCAGCAGGGGGAGTGCTTCAAAACAGCTATGAAATCCATCATTAAATCCAGCCCATTTGATAGGGCAATGAAAGTGGAAGCTGAACTGAACAAACTGCATGGGCGTATCATCAAGCAGCTTGACAGTATCAAGGCGCATGAGATGGAGAGCCAAAGATTGCAACTGGAAGAACGAAGACTTGAACTGATGAAACAGAAGTTGACTGGCGAGATAGACATTGACCCAGAAGACGAAGACTGGACAGAGGACGGGGACGGCGGCGGGCTGCCGTGATAGGTTCTTTCAGCGTCCGGGGAGGGGTGAGGGTACGGTGACGCCCAGCCCTTGCCCAGCTAAAAAATGAAAAAAATCGCTTGCGGGACCGCCGGAAAAATAAAAAAGGGGGTGTGGTTTTTGAAATTATACACGACAAAGACGGTGGCGGCATGGCTTGACTTGACGGAAAGCAGGGTGCGGCAGCTGCGCAAAGATAAAATCATAACAGAACGCCAGCCGGGATTGTATGACTTGAAGACCGTCACCCATGAATACATCAACTATCTGCGGAAAGGCAGCCCCACGGAAGCCAGCGTTGACTATAACACAGAGCGGGCAAAGCTGGTGCGGGCAAAGCGGGAAAGTCAAGAATTGGAATTGCGTCTGCGGAAAAACGAGCTGCACGAAGCGGAAGAAATCGAAAAGGTCATGACCGATACATTGATTAAATTCAAGGCAAGGCTGATGGCAATTCCTGCGAAACAAAGCCCGATATTATCAAAAAAGAAAGACCAGACAGAGATTTTCAAGCTGCTGAAAGCGGCGATTGATGAAGCACTGGAAGAACTGGCAGACTTTCAGAAGCTGTTTGGCTATACGGTAGAGAATGAAGAAAAAGACGGCTGAACTATTCAGCAGGATATATGCAGTATTGCAGCCGCCGCCAGATTTGAAGTTGTCGGAATGGGCAGACAAATTCCGGCAGCTGTCTTCCGAAGCGTCCGCAGAGCCGGGAAGATGGCGAACGTCAAAAGCACCGTACCAGAAAGAAATAATGGACGCTATAACCGATATAGGTATAAAAAAAGTTGTGGTAATGTCTGCGG